GTTATGGGTGCTCTGGTTTTTTTTTATCTTTTACAAGAGGAGTTACTGCAAACTACCCTGAACTATTTGAGCAAAGAAATGGAGGAGAACCTGACTATGGAGCAAAAGCTAACTTTGGAAAAAAATGGGGGTGGTATCAGTCAATCTATGGATTGGCTCAGGGGGATGTTACCAAGTATGACTTGGTTACCAAATTAAATGTACATAAATGTCTTATGTATTTATCCTTTGAAAAAGAGAAAACAGAAATAGAACTAAAAAGACTTAAAAAATGAAAGCCTTCTATGATGTAACAAACCAGCTCAAGACAACTCTTGCAGCAGAACCTTTTGTTAAGACTGTTACTTATGGTGAGCTTTCAGATGTAGATTTAGGTAAGCAGACTATTTTTCCTTTGGCTCACTTGATTGTAAACAATGCTACAGTAGGAGAAAAGGTAATTACATTCAATACTTCTATTATCTGTATGGATATAGTAGATATAAGTAAAGATGAGACTACTGATATATTTGTGGGTAATGACAATGAGCAAGACATACTAAATACTCAACTTGCAGTCCTGACAAGAGTTCTAAATCAATTCCAAAGAGGAGATTTATATGTAAATAAATTCCAGATTGCAGAAGATGTAAGTTGTGAACCTTTTGTAGATAGGTTTGAAAATAAACTTGCAGGTTGGACAGCAACATTTAACATATTATTACAAAATGAAATGACAGTCTGTAGCTAATGGAATATAAAGAAGTAAAAAAGATATTAGAGAAGTTTGCTGATAGTGTTATAAAACAAGCTAAGGGAAATCTTAGAAGAAATAGAAACAACAGATTTATAACAGGTAACAGCTCTGGTAACTTAGATGGTAGTTTAGGTTATACCCTAAATAAAAAACCTGAAGGGTTTAGTTTGCAGTTCTCAATGCTTGAATATGGCTCATACCAAGATGAAGGAGTAAGGGGTAGCAAAAGCACATACTCACAAAGTAGAGACAGCAGATTTGCTTTTTCAGGTAGATTTAAAACAATAAGACCACAGTCATTAGATAAGTGGATGGTCAAAAAGAATTTAGATGGTATAAGAGATGCTAAAGGTAGGTTTATATCAAGAAAGAGTCTTAGATACTTAATAGCAAAAAGTATATATGAGAAAGGACTAAGAGCAAGTAACTTCTTTACAAGACCCTTCATGGATAATTACCTCAAACTACCTGAGGAGTTTATAGATGCCTTTGAGCTTGACTTTGATAATTTTTTAGAAGAAACTAATCTGACATGAGTAAATTAAACGCAAGGAGTCCTTTTTACTTAAACTATAGTACACCTACAGAACCAACTGTAGCCTATGATTGTACAGTAGCAAACCTTACAGGTTTCTCTGTAGACCAAGAAGGAGTAGTAACAACACCAAATATAGAGAGAGGAACTTTTAGAAGTTTTACAAGTTCTGCTGGAGATTTTGCAAATGGCAAATTTGCTACAGTAAGCACAGACACATCAAGAACTATATCTGTAGTAATTGGTATACCTACAGGGTATTCAAACAGCTCTGATGGTACATTTACTTGTACTGCTACAGCAACACAAATTGCTAAGGTAACCTCAGGTTCTACACCCTCTTGTACAGGTGGACCTACACTTAATGGTAGTATATCAACACAAACAATAGCATCAGGAGGCAATACTGCAACTATAAATGCAGCAAGTTTTTTTAATAGTGCTACAAAGTATTCAGTAGTAAATATGAATCCTGCTTTATTCAATACATCTCTAAGTAGTTCTACTTTGACAATTACATCAGGTAATTCAGGAGGTTCTGGTAGTGCTTATCTTAGAGCTAATGATGATGGAGTAAATACCTGTACAGCAGTTCAAAGGATTCCTGTTACTGTAACAGTATCTGATGCTCTTGGATGTACAGCGAGTTCTGGAGTTACAGCAGTAGATTTACAAGGTGGTTCTGCTACAGCAGCAGGGGTAGTTACACTTCCATCTCTTACAGGTGGTTTGATTGCTTCTTTTTCTTTGGATGCGAGTGGTTCTCCAACCATAACAAGTCTCTCAGCTAATTCAGGTTCAGCAGCTCAGAATGTTACAGTATATTTTAACATTACAGTAGGAGCTGGTTTTTCAAATTCAGGGGCAACTATTGTTTGTCCAAAAGTTATATCTCAAGCTGGTACAGGCTTACCTACATTTAATTGTGATGTTGCTGGAATAGAAGGTCAAGGTATTAGAAAAGATGGTAATGTAATTGTTGGAACTGCAAAAGTAGGAACAATAACAAACTACACTTTAATAGGTCAAACAGGCAAAACATTCCCAGAGGTAACCTCAGAAACAGACAGAAATGTATCTTTTGAAATAACTCCTCCTGCTGGAGTTTATGCAAGTGATTCAGCTATTACTTGTCCTGATTCAAGTGGTATTACTTTGAAACAACCTGCTGTAGCTACAAGATGTGGTTCTGTAGTATATTACATTAACACAAATGGAGAAGGAGGAGAAGATTTCTTTTGTCAAGGAGGTTTTCAATATCCAAGAACTTATAAAATTCTATCAGAAGCAGTAGAGATTTTAAACGCAAAAGGTAAAACAGTCTGCTATGCAAATCAAAGCACTAATGCACCTGAAGGACCATTTTTAGGAGGAGGTAGATATTTTGCAGTAGACATTTTTGTAAACAGAACATTTATAAGTTTACAAGCACTTAACGCAGATTTTTTTAATACTTTCATTATATGGAAGATTGATGATGGTGTAGTGTCAGAAGTTTGGCAATGGAACTGTAGTAGTGGAGGAAATGGACAAGGTAGACAAATTCAATAATTATGGCAGCAACACTAAAATCAGTTACATTACAAATATATATTTACACAGGTACTTCTGGGAGTTACTCTGATAGTGATTTAAAATTTACAATCCAAAAAGAAATAATTACAGGACAATCAAAAATTATATTTGAAATTGCAGAGCTTGTAAGAGATTTTATAGATATTAGTTTTAACAATGACTATCTATCCAATACAGTTTGGGTAACTGCTGTAGCTAATTTATTTGATGAGACAGATACAGTATTTAGTTTTGGAAATCCTGTTACCAATACATATTTAGCTTTTGATGGGTTTGGATATTTTGAGGATGAGATAAATCCACAGGGTAATATCTATGACCTTATTACTTCTTCTAACATTGTACTTCCAAAAGATACTGCTGGTAAATTACCTGTATATGCAGCGAGTACAGGAAGTGTAGTTATTGATAGTAGCACAACTTCTATAACTGACAATGGAAACTCTAATCAGAAGATACAATATGTAACCATACCTGCTAATAGTTCTACAATACTTGTAAAAGATAGCGGAGGCACTACAAGAAAAACCATTACAGTATCTACAGAATGTCCTGACAAACATACACCCTATAAAGTAACCTTTGTCAATAAGCATGGAGCTTTTCAAGACTTATATTTCTTTAAGAAATCAGTAGAGACCTTTAGTGTTACAGGAGATGAGAGTTTTAAAAGAAACACAGTAAGCACAAGCACAGTTACTTATAACACTTATGAAGGTCAGAAAGAAAGGTTTAATGTAAATGCTCTTAGTAGCTTACAACTTAATACAGGGTTTATACCAGAAGATTTAAAAGAAGCAGTAGAAGAACTGTTTATATCTGAGAATGTATTTATAAGGTTTGAAAGTAAAACTCTGCCTATCATACCTAAGACAAAATCATTTACGCACAAAACAAGTCTTAATGATAAACTAATAAATTACACAGTAGACTTTGACTTTGCCTTTAACAAGATAAACAATGTTAGATAATGAAAGTATCTTTGCAGCTTTATGTAAATGGTCAGCAAGTAGAATTGTTTGAAGATGAAAGTATTACTCTTACTCAGAGCATACAGGATGTTAGAGATATATCAAAGATATTTACTGAGTTTACAAGACAGTTTTCTATACCTGCCTCCAAAAATAACAATAGAGTTTTTCAGCATTTCTACAACCAAGATATTGTCGATGGATTAGATGCAAGACAAAAGATAGATGCTGTCCTTTATCTTAACCATCAGCTTTTCAAAAATGGTAAGGTAAAATTAAAAGGCTCAACTCTTAAAAACAACAAACCTCACACTTACAGAATAGTATTTTTTGGTAACACAGTAAACTTAAAAGACTTGGTAGGAGAAACATCAATAGCTTCACTATTACTTTTAAGAAACTTTACTTTTGATTACAATAGCACTAATATAAAAAATGCATTATCAACTGCTGTAGACATTACCTCAGATGGAGAAATATTCAAAGAGGCTCTTTTATTTCCAATAATTACACACACACAGAGGTTGATTTATGATTCATCTCAAACAACTGCAAATACAGCAACTCAAGCAAATGTATATCATTCAGGAGGAAGTCATGGACTTGAGCTTACACAATTAAAACCAGCTCTTAATGTTTATGCTATTATAAGAGCTATAGAAAAACAATATTTTACACCTCAAGGTTATAAATTTTCTACAGACTTTTTCTATGACACCAATCCAAACCTCTCTGGTTTATATATGTGGATGCATAACAAGGCAGGAGCATTATTTGAGGACCAAGAAAAAATAGAATCTTTTACTAATTATGCTCATGTTCATGGATTGACAACTGTTGTAAATGTAGATAGTGATACAAATAGTTTTGAGTCTCCCTCAAGAAATGCAGGAACAAAAGAAAAAAAAAGGCAGAGGAGATTAAGTTTTGAGGTAATACCTTCAGGCAGTCAAGTTTACAGTATATATCTATATAAAGATGGAGAAATATTTAAAGAATATAGTGAACTCACAGGAACACAAACAGGAATAGAAACAGCTCTTGCTCTGCCAAAGGGTATATATTCTTTTGGAATTAAGTCTAATAGTGCAGGTACTTTTACTTTAAATGCAAGAGTAGAATTTACAAGAAAAACTATTTTTAACACTACCTCTCCCTCAAGGGATTTTACAATGAGTGCAAGTATTGGTACTGATACAACTTTAGATTTAGAGAGATACATACCAGATATTAAAGTTATAGACTTTCTTAGAGCTATTTTTAATATGTTTAATCTAACTGCAAGTGTGCAAAATGACAAAACAGTTAAAATACAAACCCTTGATGACTTTTATGCAAACAGCACTACAACTTATGACATAACAAAAGACCTTGATAAGACAAGCTCAATGATTGATACTGTAATGCCTTACAGACAGATTAATTTTGAGTATGAAGGTAGAGATAGTTTTTTTGCAAAAAACCATGAGAGACAATTCTATAGAAAATGGGGATGTTTAGACTATGATGCAACTCAGCACCCAAGTCCACCTGATAATGTTTTAGATGGTAGTGTGTATGAAATAAAAATACCTTTTGAACACCATAAGTTTGAAAGGCTAATAGATGGAAATAGTTCTGTAAGCTCTCCAACAAATCAAACTAAAATACAATGGGGTTGGTCAGTAGATGAAAAACAACAGCCTACAATAGGTAAACCTTTACTGTTCTATCCTGTACTATCTTCTGGTACTAATTTAAGTGTAATAGACATAGAGGGTAGTGTAAGCTCTCAATCAAGTTATTTTGTGCCAAGTAATTCAATATACCTTGAAAGACAAAAAACTTTACTTTTTAACAAAAAAAAATTAAATACTTCTGACAATATAAATTTTAATTCTGAAATTAATGAATTTGCTCTTGTGCCTTTTAATGAAACTCTCTTTCAGAAGTATTACAAATCATACATAGAGGAAGTATTTGATGTAAACAGAAGGCTGACTAAAGTAAAAGCCTACTTACCTTATGGTACACTTTTAAACCTAAGTCTTGCAGATATACTAATTATATTCAACAGAAAATATAAAATCAATAAAATAACTACAAATTTTGAGACTTTAGTTAGTGATTTAGAACTTATAAATACACACAAAGAAATTTCAGGAACTATACCATCAAGATTTTTAACCAATGAAGTAGAGATAGATGAGTCAGGCAGGACTATTTGTGAACTTACTGTAGACACTACAAATAAATTTGCAGACAATGGAGTTATAACAGCAGACCAAGACTGTAATTTTGATGGCAAGTCAATTATAAGTGCAAATGAGGTGCTTCCACAAACAGAAAAACCTAAAAACACACCTGTAATTAAAATACAAAATGAGGAACTTGAGGTAGTACCTCCTGTTTTAACTTTCCAAACACCTACAAGTGCTACATCTTCTGTAGTGTATATGAAGTTTAAGGTAACAACTCTTGGAAGTATAGCAGACCTTTCACAGATTGCAGAGTATGGATTCTTTTATTCTACAAATGCAAGGAATGATGTAGAACAATTTACAAGCAGCACAGCTATAGAGGACTTAAAATCTGCATCCAATGTAACTCATATAGAATTTTTACCATCAGATGAAGATAAATTCACAGCAGGTAAAGAGGTACAGCATGGAATACCAAGTCTATCAAACACATTTGTTTATTATAGGTTCTATGGAAGAACAAACAGAGATAGCTCATTTGACACAGGAGACTTTTTAAGTCCAACATTTGTAGGTCATACATCTCAAACCATAACCTTGACAGCGACATCAGATGTTAGAGAGTATACTAAAGATGCAACTACAGAAGTTGTAGATATAAGGATTACTCATTCAGATGGCACAGTAGTAGACTTGCAAAACCTTACAGGAGAAGGTGCAAGATTCTTGTCTAAAACTGTTCCTGTTGTTATTGCAGGTTCATCTGGTACTTTTACTCAAATTGGAACTAACAGGACTAATAGTGGATTTGTTGCATTTTTATCTACTATTAAATTTGGCGTAAATGCTTTACACATTTTACCATCAAGAAGAAATGGATATAATGCTACATCAAGATTAAGTGCTGAAACAGATGCAAGATTAAATAGAAATTCAGCTCCTGAAGTAGCTTTTTCTAATAGGACAAGTAGTAGCCAATACATATTTCCTCTAAGAGCAGAAGGCTTTAGTTTATATACTAAATCTGTAGTAAAAAATTCAGAGGCAGCTTCAGGAATTGCTTTAGCTTCTGATGGGTTCTATGCTTATTATGGTTTTGATTTAGATGGTAATTATTCAAGAAGCACAGGTGTATCAGCAGAAGTAGTAAATGGAATTGTAACTAACAGAAGATTATTTTATTAACAGATGATAGAAAATATTATTAATTTATTAGAGATAGCCAAAGAGGCTAAGACAGGAGGTGAGCATACTGATATTGCTTTAGGCAAGTATAAGTTTCCAAACAGTCTTGTAGAGGCTTACCAACAATTTAAGATACAGTTATGGCAAAAGTAATAAATGCTGAGATAGACATAAAAACAGGAACAGCTACAAAAGCTGTTGATGACTTAGCACAAGGAGTAGAAAAGTTTAATGCTGAGGTAGCAACTACAAACACCAAAGCTACTAAAGGGTTTAAAGGTTTAGAGGGAGCTGTAAAAAAAACAGGTAGAGGTTTTAAAGCTCTTGGAACTGCACTAAAAGCTGCTGGTATAGGTTTGGCTATTGCTGCTTTTACAAAATTAACTGAGGTATTCCAAGAAAACCAAAAAGTTACTAATTTTTTTAACACAACTTTTGAAGCACTTAGTTTAGCTTTTAATGATTTCTTTAATTTCTTAAATAGAAATGTAGGTACAGTTATAGACTATTTTAAAGGTCTATTTCAAGACCCTGTAACCGCACTTAAAAACTTTGGTACTGCAATAGTAAATAATGTTGTTGAAAGAGTTAAGTCTGCTTTGGATGCTTTAGGATTTTTAGGAGATGCAGTTGTAAAAGTATTTAAAGGTGATTTTGCTGGAGCAGCAGAGTCAGCTAAAAATGCAGGTAAAGAACTTGTAGATGTAGTTACAGGAGTAGATGATTCATTTGAAAAAATAGCTGAGGCTGCTCCTGCTGTAGTAAAAGGAATAACTAATTATGCTAAAAGCACAATACAAGCTGCTCAAGATACAGTAGAACTCAACAGAGCAGCAGAGGTAGGTATAGCACAAAACAGAATTATCTTAGAACAAAAAGACAGAGAAGCAGAAAAGCTAAGACAAATTAGAGATGATGAAACAAAAACTATTGCGGACAGAATAAAAGCAAATGAAGATTTAGCGAAAGTTTTAGATAAACAAGAAGAATTAATGTTAAAAAATGCTCAAGCTGTTATAGATGCAGCTCAGGCTCAGTTTGACAAAAATGCAAATGATACAAACCAAATAGCTCTATTAGATGCCAAAGCAGAAAAAGAAGGTATACTTGCACAAATAGAAGGATTTAGAAGTGAACAGTTAATAAACAGAGTATCTCTTGAGAGAGAGGCAGATGAGAAAAAAATAGAGGACCAAGAAAAACTAATAGAATTAGAAGAGCAAAGAAGAGAGGGTATATTCAGAGGACTTGATGCAGTTGCTAAAGTTGCAGGAGAAGAAAGTAAAATAGCTAAAGCATTATTTCTAATGAAACAAGGAATGATTCTCAAAGAACAAATTACCCAAGCTACAGCAACTATAGCAAGAATTACAGCATCAGCAGCAGAGTCTGGTGTAGATGGTGCAAAAGGATTTATGAAAGCAGCAGCAGCAGCACCTCCTCCTGCAAATGTACCTTTGATAGCAATATTTGCAGCTCAAGCAGCAGGTATTGCAGCTACTATTGCAGCAGCAGTAAACTCTGCAAAGTCTAAAATAGGTTCTGTTGGCGGTGGTGGAGGTGGTACTACATCTGCACCTACTCCTCCCCCTGCTTTTAATGTGGTAGGAGCAGCACCAGAGAATCAATTAGCAGAAACAATAAGCCAACAACAAGACAGACCTATAAAAGCATTTGTAACAAGTACAGATGTATCTTCACAACAAGCACTTGACAGGTCCATAGAAGATGAGGCAGCAATTTAAAACAAAAGCATACAATTAATATTATATATATATGGATATCATAGAACTTTTTATAGATGAAAATGATGAGTCTCTTGGAATAGAGGCTATTTCAATAGTAGACAAACCTGCCATAGATGCTGATTTTGTTGCTCTAAGTAAGCAAAAAATAGAATTTGCAGAAGTAGACAAAGAGAAAAAGATTCTTCTTGGACCTGCACTTATTCCCAACAAGCCTATTTTTAGAAAGTCAGGAGATAAAGAATATTATATATACTTCTCCAAGTCTACAGTTAAAAAAGCAAGTGAGTTATTTTTTATTAGAGGCAATCAAAACAATGCAACCTTAGAACACCAACTCAAACTAAAAGGAATGTCTGTAGTTGAGAGCTGGATAGTAGAAGGGGAGAATGACAAATCTAAAAACTATGGTTTAGATATGCCTAATGGCACATGGATGGTTGCTATGAAAGTTTTAGATGATGAGGTATGGGAAAACTTTGTTAAAACAAAAAAGGTAAAAGGATTTTCTATAGAAGGCTACTTTGCTGATAAGTTAGATTCTCCTCAAGACAGAGGTTTAAAAAGTGAACTTGCTGAATATGAAGATGAGTTGTTAGTAGAAGAACTTAGAGAACTGTTATCTGCAAAGAGAGTAGCTCTGGTAAGTTATAATGACTATCCTGACTCTGCTGTAAACAATGCAAAAAAAGCCATTGAGTACAACAAAGAGGTAGGAAACAAATGCATGACTCAGGTAGGTAAAGTAAGAGCAAGACAGATAAGTAAAAAATCAAAACTCTCCGAACAGGTTTTAGTAAGAGTTAGGTCATACTTGGAGAGAGCTGAGGTTTATTATGATGAAAAAGACAAGTCTGCTTGTGGTACTATAGCATACTTAGCTTGGGGAGGCTTGTCAATGAAAAGATATGTAAACTCTAAACTAAAATCATTAGGTTATGAAGATTTAGAACAGTTAGAAACTCAAGTGGTAGATGATACATTTGCTATCATAGATGACAGACTTGCTTACAGCTCTGTTGCAAAAGCAATAGAAATATCCAAAGACTTAGGTTGTCAAGGTTTCCATGTCCATGAGTTAGAAGATAAAAAGTGGTATATGCCATGTGAGCAGCATAGTGTAAACATGAGATATAAATGTCCAAAGGGATATAAAAAAGACTACAAAAAGCATAAGTGTGTAAAGATGACAGCAGAAGAACTTGCTGAGATAGGTCCAAGAGGAGGTATTAGAAAGAGTCCAAAAGCACCAAAGTCTGGAACACCAAACCCAAATCCAAAAGGTAAAGGCACAGCAAAAGGAGATGCTTCTACTTCAAGGGGTGCAAAGGTATCTCAAAAAGATTTAGCAGCCTTACAGAAAAAAGCAGATGACTTTAATGAAAGATACAAAAAGAAGTTAGGATATGGTACTACAGTAGGACAACTTAAAGCAGTATTTCAAAGAGGACTTGGAGCTTTTAACACTTCAAGAAGTCCAAGAATTAAATCTCCAACTGCTTGGGCACAAGCAAGAGTAAATGCTTACTTGTATTTAATTAGAAATGGCAGACCACAAAATCCTAAATATACAGGAGACTTTGATTTGTTACCTGCTAAACACCCTAAATCTAACAAGAAATGAAAAAGTATAAAAAAACACCAAGCAGAACAAGTCCAACAGGAGATAGTAGACCATGTTTATGTCCAGATGGTACTTATGCAACAAAGTGCTGTGATGGTAGCTTAGAGGCTCAGGGTATTGGTGCTTTAAGTGGTGGCTCAGTTGCTACCATAAATGGAGTAAGTAGAACAGGTTAAAAATATAACAAACTCTTAATAATTTAATTATATATAAAAGCATAAAGTATGAAACCCTCAGTACAAAAGATAATAAATAAACTACCAAAAGAAAAGGTAGACTTAGCAACTCAAAAAGTTGATTTAGGTTTGTATGATGAAATAAAACAATTAGACCAAAAGGATGCAGATTTAGATGCAAGATTTGCTAAAACAGGTTCTAAAATAGAGGCAGAATGTAAAGTTTTTTTAAGAGATTTAAATAGTTACTTGCAAAATAATGATGCTAAAAGAAAAGCAATTAGAAAAATATTAGAAGAAAAGAGAAGAATAGAAGATGAGTTAGGAGTTACAGTAAGAATACCAAGTAGTGTTAAAGATGAAGATGGTAGTGCTGTATCACAAGTAAGAACAATGATTAGTACAGTACAAAGATTTATTTCAGATTTAAAAAGTATTTAAAAATCTAACAAAAAATTAATTATTTATTATATATGTATGAAAGCACTTGATATTATAAACAAAGTAAAAGACCTTGTTGGAGTAGAACTCCAAGAGGAAGTAAAATTAGCTCAAGCTACTTTAGAAAATGGAACTGTAATAGAGGCAGAAAACTTTAGCGAAGGTAATGAGGTATTCATTGTAACAGAAGATGAAAAAGTACCTTTGCCTGTTGGAGAGTATACCCTTGAAGATGGTGAAGTTTTAATGATTAAAGAAGAAGGAGTAATAGACTCAGTAGGTGCAAAGGAAGAAGAAAAAGAAGAAGCCTCTGAGGAATTAAAAGAAGAACCTCAAGATGATGTTCAAGAACAGAACTTAGAGGAGGATAAAGAAGAAATGAAATACGCAACTAAGACTGAGCTTGAAGAAGTAAAGAAATTAGTTGAGGAAGTAAAAGAGATGGTAAAAGCAATGGACACTAAAAAAGAAGAAAAAATGTCTGCTGTTCAAGAGCCGCCTCAAAAGGTTACTCATTCTCCTGAAAATGAAGTGAAAAAGGAAAGAACCCTGTTAGAAAGTAGAAGAAATGAAACTACTTATGACAGAGTTCTAAGAAGAATTAATAATTTATAATAAGATGAAAAGAAAAGTAGATTTAAGTACAACAACTTCTTTGACCACAACTTATGCTGGGGAGTTTGCAGGACAATATATTAGTGCTGCTTTGCTTTCAGGAAAGACTTTGGGAGAAGAACTTATTACAATCAAGCCTAATATTGCTTTAAAAGAAGTAATAAAAAAGGTTTCAACTAATGACATTGTAAAAAATGCAAGTTGTGATTTTGACCCAACAAGCACAATTACATTGACTGAGCGAATTTTAGAG